TATCGTGTGGCTCCAATACCTGAGACTTCATCTTATGTGAAGACTTCAAGTGTGTGGAATGCTAGTAAAACACGTGTTAGACCTTGCAATGATGTTAAGGTCTTAGTAGGACACTTACAACGTACAAAATCATTAAGTTCAGTGCCTTATGGTGTTGAGCCAGTACCAAGACATAGTTAGATCTTTGAAATTACATAGGTGAACTACAGCTAATTGGTGAGTGAATACTTCCAACCATAATCCTGAATGTGAGTATGTAGTGTACTTACTATCGTATCAGGTGCAAAAAAGCGTGTAGGTGGAGGCCACTCTTATGAGTAGGTCGGGGAATAACTTAAGCTAGACACACTTTTCTAGGTTATGAGTGTCTGGTTCTTTGAAAAACCTAGTAATGTCAACTAGTAATGGAGATTGATTGAAATGAGATATATTTCAACTGTTACTGGTCTCTATGGACAACCTTTACAGAACCATAACTTGCACGTAGGATCTTGGGTTCGTGCTGGCAAGAATGGTAAAGAGACTGCCAAAGGTGTATTCATGGGTTCCATTCTAGGTAAAGCTGTATTCGTACAGGATTTCGGGGAGCCTAGACCTATTTTCATGCAACGTATGCATGACACACGTAAACTGGTAAAACTGGCTAATCAACTATTTGATGATGCCGTAATTGTTGACTAATCCTATAATGAAAGGATAATATGTATGGAACGCACAATCCTTTAGTGCGTAAACATGCTCAACAGAATGCGAAGAACCTAGAGCAAGTGATTGCATTTGTATTCGCTAGTATCAGAGTACAGACTGCTATGTTGCCACGTATGATGAAAGAGTTTCGTAAGCGTGGTGTCAAATCGTCTTGGATTTGGGGCAACAAGAGAACAGGGATTAATTACGTGCGTAAGCATAGGCAAGACCTGTTTGATCGCATGACGAGCATTTTACGAGCTAAAAAGGCTACTTGTGCACATGACTTGATGATGTTGTTCTTAGAGGTTCCGGGTTTGGGGTTACCTAAAGCTGGATTCGTAGTGCAACTGGTGTCTGGTAAGAGTGGGTGTATGGATGTACATAACTTCAGGAAGTATTTACCTGAAGTAGATGCATCTAAAGGTACGCCAAGCTGGTTACAGACTAGTGGTAACTCTGATAAGACTAAAAGGTTCAAGGCAGGTGTATATTTAGACCTTATTGAGTCAAATGGTGGCTCTGCAAAGTTTTGGAATAACTGGTGTGGTCACATAAGTATGTTGTATCCACATCATTTCCCAACTCCAGAAGATGTGTCTAAGTTACACATGTGTATCTGGTAAACCTAATTAGGATAACTTATGAGTGAACAAAAGAAAGGTGTTCACCGAAAGCTTGTGATTAGCTATTACAGTATCTCAAAGGATGAGTACATTCCTATTGAGGACATGGCTCATGAGCATTTGGTGAATGTAATCTACAAGTCGGTAGAACAAGGTGACCAGTACCTCGCCAACTTTAAGGTACGTGACATCAAGAGTCAGGCTTTTGATTATGCCACACTTGATATTGGTGTTAGTCCAAATTTCTTGGAGTCATGTGGTTCTTAATGTTACCCGATTTGCTGGTGTACCTCACTATATTTTGGGGTGGGGTAGTTACTGGTGTACTTGGGATTGTAGTTATAATGCTAGTGTATTGTGGTGGAGGTGGCACCATTAAGATACAGTACACAACTGACGAAGATAACGTTAAACCAGAGGACTACTAATGTCAATGTTTTATTGTAGTAGTTGTGATCATCTTGTGGACTCGGACTTAGTTCTGTTTACCTATGATGACACAACTATGGAGTGGACATGTGAGGACTGTCTGGAGGACAATCCTGACATAGACACAGAGAAGGTGTTGTACCAGTTTGATACAGGTCAACAAAGGACTACCTTTCATGGTGATGATGTAGATTATGGTGGGTATAGCCATAGATATGATGAACCATTTAGTGATAGAGGGGGAACTGATGAATAAAGAGAAGAACTTAATGAATAAAACCAGACCAGTAGAGAATCCATATGAGATATGGGTGTCTCCAGATGGTGAATGGGAGTGGAGAGTCCTCAAGAAGTGGCAGAAGCCATCAAAGGAGGCACACAATCCATTTGCTAGGTGGTTCTGTGCAGTTAAGTCACCAAACACCTATGGATCATGGGAGTATGGTGACACATATGCACGAGAGGTACAGAGTGTAGCTTGGAAAGTAGACACACCATTTTAATAGAGGATAATGAAAGAGAACAAACTAGGTAGGAAGTTTGCAAATACTTGGAGTCCACCTCCACGAATTAGGAGTAAAGGGAATCACAGGTTTTTTACGAGGATGGCAAACAAAGGTGTACGTAAGAACGCCAAACTACTGATTAAGGCTGGTGAGGAGGCGAGCGAGGGTGGGAGAAGCAACTATCATGCTTCAGTAACCAGTCTTTTACATGGGCAAGTATGCAATGGAGAAAGCAACCTGACTGTAAATCAGGTGTCGTATGACGAAGTGAGTGCAACTCTTACCTTGCCCACCAATGACAAGGAGGAACATGATTAGACTTATGTTACTGATATTCATCGTGTATTCATACCTATCTTTCTTTGATAAGTGGAATGCATACTTCCTAGCACACATGTAAAGGAGACAAATGGTAAATAGAGAAGACGTTGCATTATATAATGTAGAAGGTGCAGTTGATGGGTACGTTAATAAGATGTCAAGAGAGGAACTTATTACGTATGTACGTTGGAACATGAAGGACTACTACCAGAATGTAGCAGATGAAGATGAAGCTATTGATTTCTGCATCTCTGCTAGAGATACCTCTGTATGTATAGAGGAATGGAGATATAAACACTTAGTAAACTAATGAGAGTGGTGATTGACATAATAATCCGGAACCCACTTCATAAAGACTTGACTTTACAGGTCACAAAGGGGAAGTCTTAGGTCATAACTGCTTGACCAGTTTTCATCCTCATTATCAACCACTTACAAATATGGACATTTACGTAGTAAAGAGAATAAGCTTATGGGAAAAGGGATTCTCAATAGAGGTACTAAAGTACACACAAGTAAACTTAAGTATAACAGATTGATAGTTGGTAAGAAATTATATTGTGAGGATGATATGAGTGGAGGACACTTCAAGTATGTACAAAATTCGTTAAAAGTGGAAGCTTCTAGTCTAAAGGAAGAAATCAGGTTAAATGAACCAGAGTATCCAGAGGACGTAGTAGAGTGGCTCAAGTACACACACTATATCATGGAGGTTACAGTAGCACTAATGGATGAAGCCGATTGGTTGTTTTCAGGTAACATAACAGAACAGTCATTCAAGGAAGGTACACAAAAGTGTAGGAAGGAAATCTTAACACACACACACTAGGATACTTATGGAAGATGATGCAGAAATACAGACTTTCAGTTATGAGAACCTGAAGAATGAGTTCAACTTGACTGATAAAGCTATTTCACAACTAGATAGAAAGGCACAACATATACTAGGTAATGGTATTGTCATGATAGATGGTGCACTTAGAGATGACGAATGTAAACCAAAGGAACGGATTAATAGAGCACTTGTGTTCATTAATATCACAATGGAACTCATTGAGAAGAACTTTAATGAGGTATTGTCTGAAACCATTCCAAAAGAGGAGCTAAATTGAACCTAAACGATGAACAAGAAAGAATCGAAAAGGAAATGAACTCTCTTGGTATCGACAGGTACTACAAGAACATAAGAGATGCACGAAAGGGTGGAGGAGAGTCTACCACACTCTACGGAATCACACTAATGAAGGAAGCACTTGACTCTGTGTCAGAAGGTATAAAAGAGTTTCTTGATGAGGCACTTGTGGGTGGTGTTGGAAAGTACCAAAACTCAGCACTCACACTAGCTCTAATGGATAGAGAAGTGTGTTCCTACTTAGCTCTTAAATACACCATTGATGGAGTATCTCAAAGAAGCCCATTTACTCGTGTTGCCATGAAGTTAGCAAGTGCAATAGAGGATCAGTTTAAGTTTGATCTATGGGACAAAGGTGCGGAATCAAAGAAGATCTTCAGGAGAATCAAGAAGAAGGTCACCTCACGTACTAGTAACAGGTTGTATCGTAGGTACAACATCATTAGAACCATGAGTAGACTAGAGTTACTGGATCATAATCCATGGAGTAAGACTGAGAGACTACACTTGGGTAGTAAGCTAATTGATATACTCATTAGAACAACAGGTTTAATGGAGGTTAAGACTGTCCAGTTTGGGAGGACAAAACGAGTAATATATCTCCAAGCTAACAAAGCAACCTTGTTCTGGATAGAGAATGTCAATAAGGAGGGGGAAGGATTACACCCATACTTCTATCCATGTGTAGTACCACCAAAGGACTGGAGTTCTCCTTTTAATGGTGGGTACCATACTAAGAGGATTGATTCTATACCAATGATTAAGACTAGGAACAGAGAGTACCTAGATGAGATGAGGAACCACTCAATGCCAATGGAGTATGGTGCTATTAATGCCCTCCAAAGGACAAAGTGGATGGTCAATGAGCCAGTACTGGATATTATGAGAAAGTGTTGGGAAACTGGTGAATCATGGGCTAACTTACCACCAAGAGAGGATTATAGAGTACTTCCATGTCCAATACAAGGTAAGAAAAAGAATATGACAACTGAACAGTTGGAAATCTTCATAAAGTGGAAGAAGAAAGCAATGACTGTTCATGATCTCAATGCAAAGATGACTAGTAAACGTATCCAATTAGTCAGAACTATTGCAATGGCACGAAAGTTTAGACAGTATAAAGCTATCTACTTTGTGTACCAATGTGACTTTAGAGGACGGAAGTACACAGTTAATTCCTTTTTGACACCACAAGGCCCGGATTATGCAAAAGCTCTACTCCAGTTCTCAGAGGAATTTCCCATTAATAATGAGGAACAAAGGGACTACTTTGGTGTACATGGAGCAAACTCATTTGGATTTGACAAGGTTTCATTCAAGGATAGAGTTGAGTGGGCACTAGAAAACACTGATAACATTAAGCATTCTGCCAGAGAACCACTTAACTTTAGGTGGTGGACTCAAGCAGATGAACCTTGGACTTTCTTAGCATGGTGTTTTGAGTGGGCAAAGTTTAGTGAGGAAGGGTATGGATTCATGTCTCGTCTTCCCATTTGTTTAGACGGATCTAACAATGGACTCCAACACTTCTCTGCTATGCTCAGAGACACCATAGGTGGAAAAGCTACCAACCTCACACCTGAACCAGTACCACAAGATATATACCAGTTGGTCGCAGATGTGGTACTGGAAAGGATTCATGAGGATGCTAAACATGGGGTACCCTACTCTAAAGAGTGGATATCTTTTGGTTTAGATAGGAAGATCACAAAAAGACCTGTGATGGTGGTACCATATGGCGGTACACGATTCAGTTGTAGAGCATATGTAGAAGATGCCATGAATGACAAGATATTAGCTAATCCAACGCATAACCCCTTTGGAGAACACGTATATGAGGCATCACTGTACGTAGGTAAACATGTATGGGAAGCTATTGGTGAGGTAGTAATCAAGTCGAGAGAGGCTATGTCGTGGCTTCAGGACATAGGTAGGAAGATGAGTGAAAAGAACTTACCTATAATATGGGAGACACCATCAGGATTTGTGGTACAGCAGATATATAAGAGTATGAGACCACGTAGGATAACAACCCATATTGATAATGTATTAATTAAACCGACTATTTTAGAGGAAACTGAGAATCTGGACAAGCGTAGATCAATCAACGGCGTGTCACCTAACTTTGTACATAGTATGGATGCAACTGCACTCACACTAACTATTAACAGGTGTATAAAGAGTGGTATAAAGGATTTCTCTGTAGTGCACGACTCATATGGAGTTCATGCACATTTTGTCCCACAGATGGCAGATGCAATACGAAAGTCATTTGTGGAGATGTATTCGGAGACAGATGTACTCACTAATTTTTATGATGAAGTGATAGACGTAATACCAGAACTTGAGGAACCACCTGAACGTGGAGACCTTGATATAATGGGTGTTCTAGACTCTGAGTACTTCTTCTCCTAAATGTGGACATTATAGGTTCAACACAAACAATAACACACACGAAAGGAAGATATGGCAGGAAAGTATCCAGTCACTCCGAAGGGAGAGTTCCGTTGGCCTCATATTATGGTAGCTGACACAACTTACAAAGCCGAAGGTCAGTTCCATATTAAGGTACTGTTGAGTGGCTCCGAAGCTGAAGATTTGCAGGAGATCATTGATACAGCACATGCTGACTGGAAGAAGAAGTGTCAGCAGAAGTCGGCAAAGACATGGCAAGAGTATATGCCATACAAAGTTTCACTTGACTCTGATGGTATGGAAGAAGGGACTGAGTTCCATTTCAAACTCAAAGCGTCAGGTACCAATGGTCGTACTGGTGAGACATTCACACAGAGACCTGTGGTTGTTGGCCCAAAAAATGAACCAATAGCATCAACCATTAAAGTAGGTAATGGAAGTATTGGTAGAGTAGCTTATGAGATTGCACCATATGAGCATGGTAGCTCACTTGGGCTACAACTCAGGTTACGTATGGTTCAAGTTCTGAAGCTAGTTGAGTATGTCCCAAGTGGAAACGCTGATGATGTATTTGATGTAGAAGAGGAGTATGAAGTAGTACAAGTGGAACAACCTACTGTCAAAGTAGAAGAGGGTGAAGCCTTTGAAGTAGAAGAAGAGGGACAGTCTGGTGACTTTTAGATCTGGACTAGAGCAACGGATAGCAGACAACTTAACAGAACGTAACTGTGAGTACGAGTATGAGCTAATGTCCGTTGCTTATTTCATTGAACATAAATATAAACCTGACTTTGTGCTACCTAGTGGAATTATAATTGAAGCAAAAGGATACTTCAGATATAAAGAACAAAGGATGCACAGGTCAATTAAAGAACAACATCCTGAATTAGACATACGATTTGTGTTTTCAAATGTGAACAGTCGTGTTCAAGGTTCAAGATTAACATGTGCAAACTGGTGCGAGAAATACAACTTCTTATACTCAGAAAAAATTGTACCTCATGAATGGACTAATGATGTCAAGAAGAAAAGAAACTAACTATATAGTGATTCACTCCACACACACAAAGCCAAACTCAAACATAAGTATAAGAACAGTAGATGAGTGGCATCGAAAGAGAGGTCTACTAAGAGTTGGTTATCACCTTTTCATAAAGCGTAATGGTCAAATTGAGGTAGGTAGAAACCTGAATGACATAGGTGCACACACTAAAGAACATGATTTAGATTCAGTTAGTGTGTGTCTAGCAGGTGGGCTGAACACAAGAGGTGTAACTGCACCAGACTACACTAAAGAACAGTTGGAGTCTTTGTTTGTTTTAGTAAAGACTTTAAATCAAATGTATCCAGATGCAGAAGTGGTAGGTCACAGAGACTTAAATAAAACAGACTGTCCATCATTTGATGTACGTGAATGGTGGATAGTAAATAAAGATAATACTGATCTACAATTAAAACATAAAGTTGGTGGATCAGGTGTTTGGATTAACTAATAAAGGGGGATATGAAAACTATTGAAGAACTAGAGCTAAGTATACCAGATAGAGATGAGTTAAAAGAGTACTATGGTTTTACTTATAGATCTGAAGATAATTGGAGAAGGATTACAACTAAAAAAACTGAGATGTCTTTTGAAGCTGACTCATTACAGGACGTTTTAGAGAACTTCCACACATTTTTAAATACTGTAGGCTTTTCTTATGTTGGTAAAGTGACACTAGAAAGTAAGGATGGTAAGAAGATATGGACTACTTAGACACACACGAAGAGAGTGAGTTTCTACAGCATGAGCCATGTCCTAAGTGTGGGTCACGAGATAACTTAGCACGCTATGATGATGGACACGCTTTCTGCTTTGGATGTAATCACAGAGAAAAAGCTGATGGTGAACAGAAGATAGTAACAAAGAAAGGGGATAAAAATATGAATTTTGTTGAGGGTGAAGTAACAAATTTGAGTGCACGAGGCATCTCATTGGAGACATGTAGAAAGTGGGACTACTGTATAGGAGAGGTTGCAGGACAACCAGTACAGATTGCAAACTACAAAGATTCAAGTGGAGAAAGAGTTGCACAGAAAATTAGGTTTCGTAATAAAGACTTCCACATCAGAGGTGACATAAAAGAAGCAGGTTTGTATGGTCAGCACCTTTGGTCAGGTAAAGGAAAGAAAGCAATAGTCTGCGAAGGTGAAATAGATGCATTATCCGTTTCACAGTCTCAAGGTAACAAATGGCCTGTCTACTCTATCCCAAATGGGTCAGCAGGAGCCGCAAAAGCGGTACGTAAGAGCATAGAATTACTTGATGGGTATGAAGAGGTCATCTTTTGTTTTGATAGCGATGAAGCAGGTATTAAAGCTTCTAGAGAATGTGCTCAAATCTTACCACCGGGTAAAGCTAAGATAGCAAAGCTACCTTTAAAGGATGCTAATGAGATGTTAGTTAAAGGTAGAGTAAGAGAATTGATTGATTGTATCTGGCAAGCTAGAGTGTTTAGACCAGACGGAATTATAAATGGTAAAGACCTGTGGGATGTAGTAAGTGCAGAAGATTCTATGGCATCATGCTCCTATCCATACGAAGGTATAAACAAAAAGACTCTTGGTATGAGAAGAGGTGAGATAGTCACAATTACAGCAGGTGCAGGTATTGGTAAATCACAAGTTTGTAGAGAGGTAGCAAACCATATCCTAAATCAAGAAGAAAAGATTGGATATATTGCACTAGAGGAGTCCAACAAGCGTACTGGACTAGGATTTATGGGCTTACACTTAAATAAGCCACTACATCTTGGTACAGTTGAGGTCACAGATGAAGAATTTAAAGATGCCTTTGATAGCACATTAAATACTGGTAACATCTACATGTACGACCATTGGGGTTCACTAGCAAGTGATAACCTCTTATCCAAGATTAGGTACATGGTGACTGCATGTGGTTGTAGTTTTATTATATTAGACCACCTATCTATTGTGGTATCAGGTATTGAAGAAGGTGACGAGAGGAGAACAATTGATAACCTGATGACCAAACTCAGAGGTCTGGTAGAAGAGGTAAACTGTGGACTTATACTTGTGTCACACCTGAAGAGACCACAAGGTAATAAAGGTCACGAGGATGGAGCACAGACTAGCATGGCACAGTTAAGAGGTTCCGCTTCCATAGGCCAACTGTCTGATATTGTTATTGGTTGTGAAAGAGACCAACAAGGTGACAATCCAGATCGTACTACAGTAAGAGTACTAAAAAACAGATGGACAGGAGAAACTGGTGTAGCATGTGAGTTAGACTACGATCACAAAACAGGAAGACTAACTGAGGTACCAGTAGATGAGATACCCTTTGATGAGGTAGAAGAAGATGAAAGCTGGTCTGGTGATAGTTCGGTGTTTTAATGGATATGTTTGAAACACTACACACAGACAGTTGTACAATATGTGGGCAGGACTCACAGTTTGTAGGTGATGGAGTTACTGGTATGTTTGGTCTTATTCCAGTTACTTTTTGTCAACTATGTTTAGATTCAATGATTGCAATGGTGCAAGATTTAAAAGAGGGGGAAGATGAAGACATGTATATTTGACATAGAAACTGATGGTTTACTAGAGGAGTTTACTAAGGTACATTGTTTAGTAATCTATGATGTTGAAGAAGATAGGTTGTGGTCTTTTGTAGGTGAGGAAGTAGTAGACGGACTATTTTTCCTAAAAAATTTCGACACGATTATAGGACACAACATTTTAGGTTTTGACCTTATTGCTCTGAAATCGTTTTTCAAATGGGAACCGGAGCCAACACAACAGATAAGAGACACACTTGTCTGGTCTAGGTTGATCTATCCAGACAGAGCAAAGAGAGACTTTAACAACCAAGCTATTGACAAAGACCAGTATGGTAGACATTCACTTAAGTCGTGGGGTCAGAGGTTAAACTTTGGAAAGGGAGAGTTCTCAGATTTTGCAGAGTTCAGTCATGAGATGGTAGAGTACTGTGAGAATGATGTTGAACTTAACTACAAGCTGTACTGTAAGTTACTTGATGCAAAGTTTCCAGAGGACTCAATACAATTAGAGCATGACATCCATAACATATGTTTGAAGCAAACTGAAAATGGATTTCCTTTTGATGTTGAAGGAGCATCTAAATTGTATGCAAAACTTGCAGAGAAAAGAGATAGACTACAAACTGAGTTAAAGAAAGTCTTTGGTTCATGGATAGTTGATGAAGGTTCACGAAAGAATGACACCTACAACAAGGTGAAGATTGTTTACTTCAATCCTAACTCACGTAAACACATAGCTAAAAGATTGACAGAGTTGAGAGGCTGGAAGCCAAAAGATTTCACTCCAACCAATGAGCCTAAGATAGACGAACAGATACTATCTAAGCTACCTTATCCTGAAGCTAAACTAATGGCTGAAGCATTTGTTGTGAATAAATTAATAGCTCAATTATCAGAGGGAAAACATGCTTGGTTACATCACGAAAAGAACGGCAAGATTCACGGATCAGTTAATACAATGGGTTCAATCTCTAGTAGATGTTCTCATTCCCACCCTAACATCGGTCAGGTACCTAGTGTCAAGACACCATATGGAACAGAGTGTAGAAAACTATTCTATGCACCACAAGGCTTTAGTCTACTTGGATGTGACATTAGTTCTCTTGAAATTAGGGTTGTGTCTCACTATCTTGCTACCTTTGATGGTGGTCGTTATGCTAAAGTTGTGGTTAGTGGTGATATTCACGAAGCTAATCGAAAAGCTGCTGACCTTCCTAGTAGGGATCAAGCTAAGACTTTTATTTATGGTCTATTGTATGGTGCCGGAGAAGCAAAGCTTGGTCAGATTGTGGGTAAAGATAAAGGAGAAGGTAGGAAACTAAAGAATAGATTCTTCAAGAAGGTACCAGCATTTAAGAAACTAAGAGAAGAGGTGTTCAGGAAAGCAGAGAAAGGATACCTGTTTGGTATTGATGGAAGAAAGGTACCAGTAAGATCTACACACTCATCACTTAACTCCCTGTGTCAGTCAGCAGGTGCTATTGTATGTAAGAAGTGGGTGGTTGAGTTCCACAGATTAATGAAAGAAAGAGGATACACAGAGGACATAGATTACCAGCAAGTTGCGTTCATTCATGATGAGATACAAGTTCTTGTTCGTGAAGGACTAGAAGATACAATAGGAAAAATTGCAGTAGAAGCAATCACTAATTCAGGTAACCTCCTTAATTTGAGGGTACCACTAACAGGTGAGTACACCTTTGGTTCTAATTGGGCAGAGACTCACTAATATAAAAGGGGATGAATGAAATTATTAATTGATGGTGACATAGTAGTTTATAAAAACTGTTGTGTATCAGAGAAAGAGGTTGATTGGGGTGATGATATATGGACTTTACATTGTGACTTCCGAGTTGTTAAAGGTCTCATTGATTCAGAGATCAGTCAACTTAAGGAGAAGTCTAACGCTGATAGTGTAGTAGTATTCCTAAGTTCACACAGCAACTTCCGAAAGAAAATAAACCCGACCTATAAAGCTAAGAGAGTTGGCACTAGAAAACCTGTGTGCTACACACCAGCACGAGAGTACATGAGGAAAGCTTACGAAACAAAACAATCTAAGTGGTTGGAAGCAGATGACTACCTAGGTATTGAGTGTACTAAAGATCAAGAAGGTACTTGTATAGTATCAGCAGACAAAGACTTACTCACAATCCCAGGAAATCATTGGGACTTTGAAACAAAAAGTATCTTTAAGTTATCAGAGAAGAGTGCAGAGAAAAACTTCTATAGACAAGCTTTATCAGGTGATCAAGTAGATGGGTACCCCGGATGTCTTGGTGTTGGTGCTGTTACTGCAAACAAAATACTTGAGGAAGCAGACAAGAATGGTGACAGTCGTTGGGGTGCGGTGGTAAAGACCTATAAAGAAAAAGGATTTGACGAGGAGTTTGCTACTCTACAAGCACGAATGGCTTACATATTACAGAAGGATCAGTTTAATGGTGTAGATAAACCACCTTCACTTTGGGAACCACCAATCGAGGAGACAGTATGAGTAACTATGACATGGATGAGATAGAAAGATCAAAACAAGTTGAGGTAAGTAATGCTCCAGCAATTAAACCTCAAAATAATTTACCTGAGTACCCTGCAAGAAAGGGGAAAAGATTAGAGGACGCAATAATAAAACATGTTAGTCCTAACCAATCCCACATAATAAAGGGTATTAAACAAAAAGAACATGCGTTAGATGAGAGGTACAGTTCTACTGAGGGATTCGGAAGAGATGATCAAGACAACATTAAGAATGTTCTACGAAACTCTCCAAGGGTTCAATCTCTAGTAGATGTTCTCAAGCCTGTTCAACAATGGGATGCACAAACTCAATCCTATGTGCAGGTCGGTAACAGCCAAGATGACATACGATCATTACATGAGAATGAGGAAGTGACAGCACCTAAACACTATGTAGGATTAGGTATTACACCACTTGAATACATAACTGCTAATGAGTTAGACTTCATAGAGGGAAATATAATTAAGTATATAACACGCTACCCACATAAGGGTGGAGTCAATGACTTACTAAAAGCAAGAACATACTTAGAAAAACTTATTGAGAGAGAGGTAGAAAAAACATGAATACTATATTACCAACACAGTACCAACAGTACATTCACCTCTCAAGATATTCTCGTTGGGACTATGATAAGAAAAGAAGAGAGACATGGAAAGAAACTGTTGACCGATACTTCAAATTCTTTAGAGGACATCTCAAAGAGAACTGTGGATACACAGTAGACAGGAAGTTAGAGAGTGTACTAAAGAGTGCCGTACTTTCCCTGCAAATTATGCCGTCAATGAGGTGTCTAATGACCGCAGGAGAGGCGTTAGATAAAGAGAATGTAGCTGGTTACAACTGTGCTTACCTACCTATTGATACTCCAAGATCATTTGATGAACTACTGTACGTACTAATGAATGGTACAGGTGTAGGTTTCTCAGTAGAGTATAAG